TCCAGCAACTGTCGTGAGAGTAGTTGTCGGCTCCAAGAAACTCCATTTATGGCTTAACCTTTCTCCCATCACAGGCATTGGATGATAGAATTGACGCAACCCGGAGTTAATTATTTCATCAATCTGCTCTAGCTCATCGCTAGACCAATTAGATGAAGTGCGTTCACCTAAATAATGCCAACCAACATCTTTACGAAGCTGAGTTAGATTGACTGATAAAGTTGATTCTGTACTTGTGTCAGCAGGACTCCCAATAGTCTTAATATTAAAACTAACGGGCACTGCGTTTGTATGACTAAACAAAAGGCCAATTACAGCCCCGTTCATTTCTGCTGCTGTTAGATTAACGCTGTATTGTCCATTGCCTTCTTCAGCAATAGACCCAGATATACTGGCTTGAGTTCCACCATCTTTAGTTATAAATTTGCCAATAGCACTAGCGACACCAGTTAAGGCAGCACCTGTAGTTTTATTAACAAGACCAAAGGTAAACCCAGTTACAGCTTCGTTTCTAACAAAACTCATTTAGTCGCAACTTTCTTTTTAACCGGCGTTTTGCTCTGGCTTTTAGCAATTGAAACAATTGCAACCTGAACTTCCCAAGGCAATGGGCCACTGGCTCGTTTGTGATAAATTTCATGGGCTTCATTAAGAGCTTTTTGCTGCACAGCATTTAAGCCGCCCAACACTTCTCTTATTTCATTTGAAAGAATCTGTATGTGTTTATGTTCTTCTGGCATTTTCCCCTCCAATTAAAGTAAGGGTGTAGCCAGAGAATACTGACTACACCCTACTTTAGACTAACAATTAGTTGTCGATTTGCTCAACCTGATAGCAAGCAACCCAGTCAATGTGCATGATTGGGTCAGTTGTTCCAGAGCTGTGGCAAACAAAACTAGGCGTCATAGCCACGATTGGAATATTCGTGGTAATGGCAGCCTTAGCTACACCGTTTACATACGGAGTAATCTTTGTCAGACCATCAATGACAAACCCAACTTTGACGTAAGTTCCATCTACTACAGTGTGAACTGCAGCAGTAGAACTTCGTGCGGTTGCTTTTTCACTATGGATTCCCATGGCAGTCGAATTGATTGCCTCAAATCCAACATGATTTTCTGAAGAGTTTGCAGCACTAGCAAACAAACTTGAGTCAACTTCAGACAACCCAGCAAAAGCCTGAACAGTTGTTGAGCCAATGTCGGCTAACTTAATGCGAGCTTCATAATAGATTTTCGCATTAGCGTTCGGGATAAAGCTGGCAGCAGCAATGCCGTTACCGCCCAATTGAATCTGCGCACCTTGGTTGTTAGTTGAGCTGGCAGAATCCAGCAACAACACACCACCTTTGGCGGCAGGGTCTTGAAGAGCAGTACCAGCAGTTGCTTGAGTAAGAAGCCACTGCCCAACCTGAGCGGCATCGGAACCATCAGCGGCTCCACCACTTTCAGCTATAGCTATGGTTGTTGACAAAAAGTCATCAATGATTCCAAACCCTTCACTAACTCCACCGACTGCTAATTCAGCCAATGGAGCCTGTGAAAAGATGTTTGGAGAGAGGCCACGCAATTCCTTGCCTACGCCTCGTTGCGGTTTAAGGTATAAATCACCCATCGTTATAAACTCCTTTCTGAGTTAATTAGGCTTGGTAGCCAACAAAGAGTTTACGGCGGTTGTAACACACAAAGTTACCCCATGTGTCCATATGGACTTCACGGACAGTGTGCTGCTTTGCTGCTTCCTTAGGAGCGTGGCGAAGCATCTCACGGCCTTGCTTGAAGAACCATTTGAATACACGGTGATTTACTCCGTAGAACGGATTGGAACTGTCGTTGTTCTGAAGGTAAGGAACCCAAATAATTGGATTACCCTTCAGGGTCACGGCACCAGCATACTTGGCAAGGTCAACACCGAGGTTGTCATTGCGAGATTCAAGTAGCTTTTCCAAGCTCGACTGCACGTTGTAAGTTGTGTAGAACGCCCAATCAGAATCGGACTTTCCACCACCTAGTTCAGCGTACTGTTTAGGAGCCATAAACTGAGTAAACTCGCACGCTTTACGTGCTTTCTCTACTAAGTCATCTCGTGAACCAGCACTGGTGTAGTTAAACGACCAGTTCTTCCAGTTTGGTACATCTGCTACAGCAATGCCACCAGCACCAGACGAGAACCCAGATGGGTCTCCACCAGTAAATCCACCAGCAGGAGTTGTTGCAGACTTCTGAATCCAAAAAGGAATACCAGATGGATTGCGAGGGGATTGAGTTGACGATGCAGGTGCGCTCCAAAGAGCAGTCTCCATCAACTCGAACCAATCGTTGTACATCGAGTGTTCACGAATTTGAAGTTCACGAATAATAGTTTCACGGTCAGACTGTAGAGCATCTTCGTCTACGTCATATGAAAAGTTGACCGTACTTTTAGTCCACTGCTGCTTTGCTTCAGTTGTTAAATCTTTAACAGAAGTAGCATCTACGCTATACAGTTCACTAAATTTAGCTGTACCAGTGTTGCTAGTTTGAACCTTCCAGTTCAACTGAACACCACCACGTACAGGCTCACGGGTATTTCCACTCAAAAACTTCTGTGCAAAAATGTGGTGTTGCTGGTCAAGAGACAAGTCAATCCACTTCTTCTTCTTGAACTGGTCAAGAGTAAGATTTACGAAGTCATCGAGTTGGTCTGGTAGTAATGCCATACCTCGATTTCCTTATATAAAATTACAGACTTCCATTTTCCCGAAGTGCGTTTTCATAAAAGTCCCTAAGAACCGGATTGTCTACTGGGTCGTCACTTGCCGCAGGTGCGGGCTGACTACTCAAAGACGCTCCAGAACCAAGTCGTCTTGCCGAAGCTGCACGTAATCGGTCGTTGGATTTCTGAACTGATTGTTGTTGAATTTGATTATGAAAAGTCATGTGATATGCCTGCTGAACTAAATCGTCCATAGCAGGAACATTCATGCCTTGTGCCTGATAGCCTGTTGCAAGTAAAGTCGCTTGGTCGTAAACTTGCTCCATGTTTTTAGCTGCTTGACTATTAGGTTCAATAGACAAATAATCTGCTTCACCAAACAATTCGTTATTGCCTAGCTTTTTTACAGAGTTGCTAAAAGTATCTATCTGGCTTTGAGTATTATTTACCATCTCTTGCTCGTGCAATTGATTTACATAATACTGTTGCGAATCAATAACTTGATTAAGTCCATCAATACGCCCATCGTAATGCTGTTGCATATTCTGAGCTAATTTATTAATAGACTCTCTAAGTCCTTCATCGTATTCATCGCCTAAATCAATATTAAACGATGGCTCACCATATTCTTCTGGATTTTCATCAACAGAATCAGCTTGTGAATACTGCTGCTGCTCATACCATTGATTCCATTCCTGCAATTGCACTTGCTTTTGACCAATAGCTTCTAGTGCGTTTACAAGAGCTTCGTCTGAACTAAACTTGGTCGGGTCTAGTCCATGATACTGAGCTGCTTCATTGAGTACCTCGGTTGTGTACCCTGTATCGGTGGATTGCTCAACACCGCTACCTACATCTTCAGATGTATTTTCGTAATTTCCAATATCAGATTCTACTTCCTCAGAAGTTTCTTCTACATTGTATTCTTCGTTTACCTCGTCAATAACCGACATATCATCGTCAGTTAATTCAATTACTTCTTCTTCTTCGCTCATAATCCCCTCCTAAAAACTCCGGGGTGCGCCGTCACTGTAACCAGCATCACGGTCATATAATCCCCGGTGGGCTAAATATTTAGCTCGTTCATTCCTGCTGGAAAAAACTGCTGTACCATCATTAGTAAAGTCCACCCCAGTAAAACCATGGTCTTTGGCATCCTGCCTAAACTCATTAGTTTGACTGGAGTGGACTGACGCTGCCACACTAGACAAGCCCGAAGACCATCCATTGGCACCGAAGTTCCTATCCACTTTTTTTTTGTTCTCTTCACCAAATTTAGGTGCTGGCTCATCATGCCAATCAAGAACACCTTCTTTATTGCGGTAATAATATTTCTTAAGAAGCATTAGTATTTTTTGCTCCTAACTTTCTTTCCGCTTTTCTTAGCTGCCTTTCGAGCTTTTGCTTTTCCAGCTTTAGTGTAGGCGTATTTTTTTCCATTTACAGTTGGCATAGTTTTCTCCTTAGCCTGCGGGCTGTCGCCCCATCATATTAATTTGCTGGTCAGTCGGTTGACTGCCAGCTAAAACTTGTTGCATTACATTTGCTCTAGCACCAGAAGTTCCTCCAGTTGGAACAGTTCTTCTAATGCTCTCCTTAACAGCGACCTGAGGTTTCTCTGGTGGTTCTGCTGGATTAGGAGGAGACCGGTCTTGTTTTGGTTCTTCAAACTTGACGATATTTTTAAGTCTTGGAACATCCATTAGTTCGGAATAAAGCTCAATGAGTTCTTGAGCATCTAGCATTCCACCAGCTTCTTGAATGTTTGGCATCATAGGCATAACAATATTTTGCACGAAATTAGTAATGTTTTGCATTCTTTCTGATGGAGATTTGTAAGCCATAGAAAAAGGTTCTACCGCAAAGTTGTATTGAAGAAAATCTCCTTCACGCAATTCGGGTGTCCAAGTAATGTCAAACTTGTAACCATTGATTTTTCTTTCTTGAGGCATTTCTTGGAACGGGTCATTCCACAATAACCAACCTAAGTCGCTGCAAATATTTTCAGTAAACTCAACAACTCGGTACTGCATATTAGCTTCACGCTTAGAGACTGCACCATGTATAAGTTTGTCTTGTGTAGCTGTGTCAGAACTTGGGCCAAGACCCGCCATTGCCTGCAAGTTGCCAGCCATTCGGTCAAACAATTCTTGCATTGCATAATTAAAAGACATGTTGCCTTGGTCTACTCCACCCATCTTTAGCACGTTAACTGCCTCGGGATTATTTACCTGAGTCCAGTCTCCGTCATCCGCACGCTGCAACCTTCGTGCATCATCGTGCGAGCCTGCTTGGTAGAACGGAATATCTTTTTGCCGCTGGGCCTGCCTTTTCTGTTTTCGCAGAAGACCATTAACGATATCGAACAAAGGCTTTAGATTCATAGCGGGCGAGACACCTAGAATCTGGTCGGGCACTTCAGCGGCAAGATTGAGGATATGGAACGGGCCGTTTTCCGGGCCATCCCAATCCACAACTCTAAGCGGTTCTGTGTTCTTGCCATGACACATTGTGATTACTTTGTTTTCTGACGGAATGTAAATGTCGATTAGCTGCACATTTGGTACGAACTCGTCGCCATTGGTATTCCGTGTCATGTTACGCATTGGGTTTTCGCCGTCATCGTCGTGCATAGAACGCATGTCATAGCTTTCAAGAATTCTACTTATTGCCTTTCTATCAAATGACGGCTCGCTTTTTAATTTCTCTACGCTGATTCGATATTTGTTAGCAGCAAATCTTTTCTTTTGCCAACTAGGTGCTGACGTATCATAAATAAAATCATCAAACGAAATGCTTTCAGCAAACGGTTTGCCGGGGTCTAGCCACTCATCTTCGCCTTCAAGCTGAACAAGACCCGCATCTGCGGTGTAGACTTTCATTGTTCCTAAAGAAAAGAACGCTTCAAGAACAGCAGACTTGAGAGCTTTTTCTAAATGAATCTCTTTAATTAAATTGTTTGTGGCTTGTTGAAAAGTATGAGAAAACCAATTTAATTCTGGATACTTTGAGGTAACCATAATTCTAGGTCGATTGGCAGACAGAGACATCGAATACGTTTCTGCTGTTTGGTACATGAGATTAGAAATAACTTCTAAATCACTTGTTGAGTTTGTACCGGAACAATAATGCGTCCCTGTATAATCACGGATAAATTTCTTTCGCATTTCACGAAAAGGCTTTAAAGAATCCGAGGAATTCTTAACCGCCTTTAATAATTTATCTCGCCCACCTTCTTGCGTGAAATCCATACCTACCATCCATCGTTTGATTCTGATGCAACCATGGCATCGTATTCTTTTAATCTATAAGCCATGCTACCACGTGGTGCTTCTGAAAACTCGTCAGTCTGCACAGTTGTGTCCGCTGGCCTATCTCTGGCACCGTGCCAAGCTAAAGCGGCAGCAATTACTCTGTCACCATGAGCTTGTCCTTTTGATGAATCGTCTTGTGTTTTAATACTTCGGCTATGAACAACTTTTCCATCTTTGTAAATATACTGACGGCATTCATCTAAAAGTCTATCGCTTCTTATTATGTACTCTTTAGATTGTATAGCTCCAGCCATCTTTCCTAAAAGAGCGAGTTTGTTTTTGTCATTTGTGAAGAACCCCGGATTCTTTGTTTTCTTACGGTATGCACGCCCTTCAAGTTCACGATAGTAAATGTTTCCATAACCGATATCTATTACTTGTTTTGTAAATGCACCACCCGGTGCTCCATTGTGTTCCCATACTAAATAGGCTTTGTGGAACCAATTACACATGGCAACAACTAATTCGGCAAAGTCGTCTGGCCTTATCGTATTTGAAGCAAATTCCGCCACTTGCTCGCCCGTAACGCTATCAACCACAACAGCAACAGAGTTAGAGCTATAGCTACCCCCAAGCCCGGCAGCAACATCGCAACCGATAACATAATCGCCAGTGGTCGCTGGCGTTCCCGCTGAAGAGCGTAGACACCACAATTTAACCGGCCCATTCTCTGTCTCTTGGTAATCGGGGGAAAAGGACTCGCCGTCATAATACAAAGCACCAACAGAATAAGGTCGTAAAAGGTTTCCTTTGGCCGACTCATATAATTCTTTTCCAAACACTTGGTAGTCTGAACCACCATAATCTCTATCTAATTCTTGAGCTATAGATTGCGGCGTTGCACCCGGACGGCGACATTCATCATCATAATAAGGGCTTCGAGTCTTTCCATCTAAAACAAACTTGTATCCCTCCGGAAACTCATATTTATCATCCAGCACTTTAAGTATTCCACCGTTGGAAGTATACATTCCGACTCTACGGTCAGGGTGCTCCTTCCAATCCATGATTACTTTAAGCATATTAGATTCTTGGTGCATAACATCATAATAGGCACCTGCACCACCCTTAGGTGTTGACACAAACATTCGGCTATCCGTTGCGTGCTGTGTTGCAGATAACGACTTGTAATCATCGCCTTTAGGAAATGCAGCAAATTCGTCTACTGCAATAGACTTTTTACGACCACCACGGAAAGCGTCTTCTGTGGTACTAGCACCTTCAAACGAAGACCCGTTAGTCTTATTCTCCATAATCATTACAGAGCGATATACTTCGGGTCTCATCCAAGGAGGTAAACCACCCTTACCGCCATCACCATCTAGCAGAAAGTCTAGCTTCCACATTAACGTGTCTTTCTTGCCCGGCTTATCTACAAGGTCTGCGGTACGAGACATAATGCCAAAGCTGCTAAAGTCATTAAACAGCCAATGGTAAAAGTACAAAGTAAGAAACATCCACGTTGCACCGAGGTCACGAGACTTTTCAATACCAATGTCTTGATTGCCAAGAACTTCGTTCATTTCAATAAACGCTTTGTCTTGGTATTCGTAAGTTCTAAATGGAATGACATTGCTGGCTGTACCAACCAAGCGACTACTTCTCGGCTCATACAACCAGCAAAATGCGTTAATAAAAAACAATATGTCATGCTTACAAGCAGTCCAAAGAATCCTTTGTCTCTCAGGAGTATCGGCCCACCTCAATAAATCTCGTCTGTACTCAAGATTGCCAGCTAGGTCTTTAGGAACCTGCTCGTATAAACCCATTAGATAATTACCCCTCCACCCGCTGAGTCAATTGTTCGTTGTAATTGATTGAGCCATTTCCACCACACATACGATTTCCAAATCAAAATCACAAAGTATGTTGAAGCTAACGCAAAAAACAAAGCACCAAACCTATAATACAACTTCCTTGCCATCATTCACCTCTTTCTTAATGCCACGTAACATTTCTTCGATTTGCTCTACTTGCATATCGACTGCGCGCATTGAGGTGTCAACTTCCTTCTGGGAGTTTATTTTAAGTTGTTCTCTAATCACCTGCTCCATAAACTTGCTGGTATTACCAACAGCCCATGTAAGCATGGCCCAAGCTCCGGGGGACGGTGCTTCCTCAGGACTAATTAGCCATTCTTCCTGTTCCCCCTTGCACTTGTGTAGGTTGTGAAACACAAACGCTACATCATCCGGCAACTCCGAGCTATCAACGTCGAAATCAGCCAATTGCTTAAATACGTCTATTTGTTCTTTCTGTATCTCAATAGACTCCTTATGTCTTCTCTCCTCATATTCTTTTTCGAATACCTCATCCTTGGCACGTAGCCTTTCGTAATCCGCACCTTTATATCCCATCTCTTTACAAGCGGCCATAGTCGCAGACTTAACAGACTCACCCATCCCCTTGTATTTGTCATACCAAACTTTCCAATCAGGATACTTCCCCTCTTGCTTCAGCCTATCCATAAACAATGAATACCCCGGCTTTCGGCGTGTCGTCTTCTTTGCCATTATTGCTCCCAAGTCACTATTGTTCTGTAAACGGGGACTGCACTGGTCAGCGTTATAGCTATACCCACAACATCAGCATCCATTTGGGTTGAAGTTAAATTAAAAGACCATTGACCATTACCTTCATGGGTAAGGCCGGTTGTTGTTGCGGGAACTCCCCCATCTTTAGTAATTGTTAAAGACGGACTACCGCTAGTCATTGCAGAACCATTGGAAGCATTGAGCAATGCCACCGTATATCCCGTAACCGCAACACCCTTCTTAAACTTATCATCCTCAGACATATCGCCTATTAAATGATTTGATTCAAAGTAATACTGCACAGTTGAAACGGCTGTACCCATACCACGGGTAACAATAAATTTAATTGTATTGCTACCTACAAACCCCGGCCCTATAAGGTCTTTAATTGGCATTAGCTAGCCCGCTTTCTTTCTGTCGGATTGCTTGCGTCATCTAAAGTCCAAGTCATTGAGGTAGAGCTTCCATTTAACTTATAACCAGTTATTGTAGTGCTACTAATTGAAAACTGACTCACAGCAGAATAAATCATGTGCAGCATCTGCACGGGAGTTGCTGCGGCATTATCTGACGCATAAGATTCTGTCATAGTAGCGCCCCAATGGGCAGTAAGTGCGTCAGCGCACTCACTTTGAACTTCGGAATCCCATGCAGAGTTCCACGGTACAGCAGACAACCCAGCTCCTGCAGACCCTATTTCAGCAGTGTCTGTTAAGATTCCATCTATTATCAAATCTAACCGTCCACCATTAGC